GTCTCAGGGCGGTATAAGAATTATACCCCGCAACTTACGATGGTTAACCCGGCATACTCTAGGAGTTGCCCTAATGCCATAAAGTTTATGGAGGCGTGTTACCAATCCTATTTTGGATTCGACACCATTGACGAGACCAATAGTCTCCTGTTGAAGGTCCAGCGAAACTCGGAAGCTAAGCTGAATTTCTATCCTTTAGACGTACCTCGAATGTGCAAGCTTGTCACTGTTGACAAGGATGTTACATCAAAGCGTCCGATAACTGTCACTAACTCACCTGCTAAGGTGCAGGTCAATGCCAGTCTCCGTTTGACCATTTTTGAGTCCCTAAGGGCCCTCGGTCTACTCAATGTAGCTAATGTCCATGACCAAAGTATTAGTCAGGCACAGCTCGACAAACCCTATATGGCGTTTCTCGACCTAAAAGATGGGTCAGGCTGCCTCACATATTCCCTTTTAGATGACATTTGGCCCAAGTGGGTCATAGATGTCTGGAAGGAAACACGTGATGTAGAATGTACCTTACCATCGGGCGAGATCATTGCTGTTACAACTGGTTTGATGGGCGATGCTGCTATGGCAGCGATACTAACAACAACATTAGTTGCATGTCAGATCCAAGCTGTTATACTTGAAAATCGCCTCAAACGTCGTAGCACGGCAAAAGATCGGCTTCCTTTACAGGATCCGTTAGTACAGCACTATCTGGATTGCCTAAAATGTGACCCATACGCAACTTTGAGCGTAGATCCATTTACTCCGAAGGAGATCGATGAAGCTATCACTAAAGTTCGAGTTTCAGGTGACCACTCACAAGTCGGAGACGACGTCTCAATTGATGCCCAATACGAACGGGCTCTCAGACGTGTCTTCAAAGCCATTGGCGTCACGGTCAATGAACATAAAAGTTCAGGACCCGGGTCAATCTATCGTGAAACGTGCGGCGGCCATAGCCTTGTTAGCCCTCAAACTGGGGCTATTACTAGGACTTATTTTGGACGAGCTCCTAGCTCTCTAAATCATCATGATGTGTTACTAACAGCATCAGAGTTTCTTCAGAAGATAGCAACCCGCCCAACTGTCTATCCTATGACAGTGGCCTTTGGTTTGCAATTTTCACCGGACTTCATTACATGCAGCAGCTTTTACGCCACTCATATAGGCAGTCCTATCGTTGAATCCGCCAAGGTGCCTAAGACAGTGTCTTCCAGAACTCGCTCTTGCGAGCT